TGCCATTTCAGAAATCATCTTCGGAATAGAATTTAATCTAAACGAATGTGCTCTCTTAATCACATCACCTGGAGTTAAACTCATTAGGTCAAAAGCTCCGTTTGGTATAGCATTGTTAAATGTTATACGTTCTTCACTGCTGCCATCAGGCTTAATAGATACCCCTTGAAAATTGAATACAGGAAAATATCCATTTTGTATCGCCTTAAGCAGTGGTGCCATTATAACATCATCTCTGATTACCGCCTCTGTGTATGTCAAATCAAATGTCACACCTGTCGGAACCGTTCCCACCAAAATTGAACCAACACCTTGATATTCAGTTGTGTTTGCATTCATTGCAACTTTAAACTCGTTAATTTCTGCAAGGAACGTATTAACGCCATTAACTTCGACAAATAATTTTCCGTCTTTACCTGTCATTAATTCAGTTGTATCTAATGTACTGTTGTTTCCAACTGCCATTTTTCTTACCTCCAATCATTAAGAATTTTCACTGTATTTCCATTTGTAATGAATGAAAATACGCTCTAATGTATCAACGTCAACCGCATTGACTACGAAATAGCCATAATCGGCGCCGTAACCCTTATTTGTATCGAGCTTAAATGTAGGGTCAATAAGCTTGCCCTCGTCAGCCATAGTATCAAGCACGACTTGACCACGTTGGATAACATTTGCAATACCGTCTTTTGTACCATTAACTTTTCCGATTAATTTATCCATTTCACAGTCCAAGCGATAGAATGTTTCATGTCTTACTTTAGCTCGTTTGATTTTCTTCCAACCGTTATCCTGTTTTTCTTCATCAGGATTAATCAGTGTATTAACACCGCTGTCAAAAACAACCTTGCCGTCTGAATTAACAGATAGTAATAACAATCCGTTTCTTACCGCATTTTCGTATTGGCTGTTCTTTAGTCGTTCTGTAAGTTTTGCCGCACCTGGCATTTCTGTACGAACGATACTTTTACTTGATGGCGTTGCAGCTATAACACCTGCCGCTTTAGCTATTGCCTCAGGTCCGCTGACAGTTTCACCGTCAGAATTGATAAAATCGCTTGCAAAATAAACAATAGGATAATTGTCTATCTTAGACGCATTCTCCATTCTCTTGTTTATATCTAGACTGCCCTTATCACCTATAACGGCAATAGCAAGATTACCGTCTTTAAATGAGGTATTGATATACTCTATCAATAATGCTTGTACATCCGCATCGACTGTATCCAATGCGATTGTGTTGTAGTAATACGGCTCAAATGCTTCAAATGCCGTACTATAATCGGCTGTTGTGACAGTGGGATTTTCGCCACCCTCAAACGGTTGCTGTGAAACGTCTGTAATAGCGTCTGTAACACCGTCTTCAGCCTTTGCAGAAATGTAATTACTATCTTTAACGGCTTTTTCCAAAGCTTGAGGCTCGCCTGCACCAGAGGCAAATGTGATTGTTTCAACCTCTTTTGCACCGTCATAAATTACAAGTTCTCTTGTACTCTCTGCACCCAACTTATCTCGTACTGATACAGTAAATTCATGCGTTCCAGGATATTTAAGTGTCAATGTAACTGCCTTTGTTTCATTCGACTTTAGCTCAATCTTGCCGCTCTTACCACCTGTTCCTAAACGAACTAAGTACAACTTATCTAAGCCGCCATCCATATAAGCCTCTGCCACACTCATTGTACCGCCTGTGCCATATGTATTTTTCATAGTAACATCAGACGTTCCAATTTCATGAATAGTGACTTCATTCAGCGGTCCCCAATCAGATTTAATAGGCAACACACCTATACCGTCTAAAGCGGACGCTACAGTATTATTTACATTACCGTTACTTGAACGTCTGTAAACACCGGCACGAGGGTACTCCTTACCGTCTTCATAAACATATCCCATGCTTATTTTACCTCCTTGTTTTTAAATTTTGATACAATTTCTTTAGCTTCTTCCAAAGTAAATAAATCCTTGTCTGCCCTTGAAAGCGCTGTACGAATAATAACATTATTCGCATTAAATTCATTTTCTGCCTTTGATAATTCATCAACGGTATATCTTGATACAGATGATGTTTTTACCTTTGCAGAGTTCTTTTCAGCTGGCACATCTGCTGTTTTTTCATCTTTTACAGTTTTGGTTGCCATAAGATTACCTCCTTATACAAAAAAGAACGCCTTTAAATAAGACGTTCTTAATCATTTATTTTAATATGTTTCAATAATTCTGAATCAGGCTCTTTGCGCAATACGCAATAATCGCCTTCAACAGATAATTGACCGCCTCTTAATTCATCAGCTCCAGGCTGAAGTTGATTGTTATTATCAACACGCATCCATGTTCCATCAGGAAATTGTAATACCTTTTTTTGATTTAGCTTAGTACACATCATACTCGCAATAGCATTAGAAACAGCTATATCTTCTGTAAAGATATGAGCATTCATTACAGCAGTGTACCAATCACCTGCATACATGCTAGGTATTCGTTCACAATTACCTACCTTTGATTTTCGCCAGTACACCGCAGGAATATCCTTTTGAGGTTTCCATACGGTCGGAATATCTTCATCATATCCTATCAGTTTTACATCGGGTAGTAATTTTCGTGTCCATTCATTAACCAGTTTAATCGGATCAGGCTCGCAGGTTTGTTGATTAGGAAACGCAAGTAGTGTAAACAATACCGCCGCAACGGTTATTTTTTTGTCCGCAACATCAACGTATCGTGTAGAATTCCATTTCGCAAGAATTGTTGTTTCCGACTTACCGCTAAAGAAATAGCCGTCTACATTTGTTTTGACCGTTTCTGCTATTGCTTCAATCTCTGATGTGTCTTGTAAATACACATCAATTTCTACTGTACCACTGATTTTACGTTCTGTGTCGGATTGCATATTTGCAAAAAATACAATTCGTCCATATTGTACGTTATCGTTCCATAAATCAGACATATCGTCAGGGGCTGTCTGATTAAAAATCGCAGGCTCATCATCATATTTAGTTAAATATGATGTTATATCGGAACATTTCCTTAGATGATTATTTAAAATTTCTTCAAACATAAATCTTTCTCCTTTAATATAGTTCACTGTATATTGCAATAGCTTGCGGCAATGCGTCTTCTGCAATACGGTCACAGTGTGGTCTTGCTGCCATCTTACTTGTACCGTCTTCCAAAAACGGACCGTACAAACAATCACTTGTTACTTTCGCTGTAAATGACATTCCGTTGCTTTCTGTTGATGAAACAAAAGAATTACGGTAATTTCCCGTTCTCACTCCCGGTGGTTGACCTGGAGCAGATACACCGCCGCCTGCCATCACATTAAAAACAGAATTTCGCAATGCACTTGATACTCGTGCAGTTCTTCCCGGCAACTGTGCTTTTATCTTATCAAGTTCAGCTTGAACAATAATTTCAATGCTAATCATTTTATATCAAACCTTTCCTCAACATAATAAATCATAGATACATTAAGGCTACCTGCATTATCTACGCCCTGAACATAAAATTTACGTCCGTCTGGGAACACAAGATAATCGGTAGCCTTTGCTTTTACCGTTGCTCCATATTGTACAACTGTATGTGTTATAGGGTGCTGATTTTGCCGCCATTCTTCTTTTTCGCGTTGACTTGCCTCGGCAGCAATACCCAAAAATGCTTGTTCGGCAGGTTGGTATCCTACTTCTGTCACACGTCCGCTGGCTGTTTTCCCATGTCTTTTTATATAAATTTCTACCTCTTGAAATCCATATCCAGGTACAATATTTGCTGTGAACATAATTACTCGCCCTTTCTGCTGTTACTGTGCATATCCTCATAAAAATACGGTGGTCTTACCTGTCCGTAATCATTTCCCGATACGGGCGGAACAGAAATACTTGCTTCATTCTTCAATCGGTTATAGAGGTCTTTCCATACCTCTACTCTACTTGAAAAATCATACGACACAGGACCTATTTTTGTAGTGCAAGAGTGTGCAAACTTCATTAGAATAGCTTCCAACGCTGCTAATTTAGCACGTTTCCAATGTCTGTTCATATCCAAAACCGCTTGATACTCCTCATCCGACAAAGCCGCTGTCAACTCTGCCGGATTGAATGTTGTATCTCCCAGTTCAAACCTCAATCGGTCAACTCCGTTTTCCGTAATTGCATTGGGATTATATGAGTATCTCGGCATTACTCATCACCGCCACTATCTTCTTCCTGCTCTGTTGTATGCTTTGAAATTGCCGCTAAAACGGTTTTTCTCGTATCAACTGCGCCTAATACGTCACATACAGAATCACTGTTAATATTCTTTATATATTCCGCCGCATCTGTGGCCGACATTTGAAGTACACGGAAAATTTCTGTTACATCGTCCGCAGTACAATTAATGCTTTTTCCGTCTTGTGATAAAATCGGTATCGATACAACAAATTGTATCGGTTCAACCATTTCCTCTGCATTAATAGGTAACTCGCTTAGGATACCGTATCTAACCAGTTTTAACCCCTCATATGCTGACAATTTATTAGGTTGAATTATATCACCCTTGTTATAGTTGTTGCCGCCAATACGGCAAGATTTAAGTGCTGTGTATCTCATAGATTAATCACACCTCCTTAAATCAGTTTTCAGGGGTAACGGCATTTTGGAAATAGATACCCAAGTCCTTGCATACTACTTTCATATCCTGCGAAATCATACCGCCGATGTAATGAGAATACGTTCCCTCATCACCTTCCCATTCAATGATAGGAAGAATATTTCCTGTGCCCATATCCCAACGGAATGTATATCCGGCAGTTGCCTCATCAATCATTGGTGTTGGTGTAGCGTATGCCAAAAGCATTGCATTTTCATCGCAGATAAAACCTGTATTTTCTTCTTCACCAAGATTTGCACTGTTCCATATAGCGTCAAATACGACAACCTCATCTACCCCCAAAATAGCAGCCAATGATTTTGTAGTAACCATTGCAGGTGAAGCAGTGTTCCCGCCATAAATAACACGATTCATTATGTCGGGGTGATTAATTAGTGCATCAAATACACGCTGTCCCAATCCAAGTTTATTAGGTTTTCTTCCTGTAGCCTTCTTCATCGCAGTAATGCAATCGGATATAAACTTGATAGGATTTGAATTATCATTGTCAAACGATACAAAATCAGTAGAACCTGAGCTTACCGATACACCGCCAGTTAAATCAGCACCCCATACACCTTTTTTAAAGTATTTTTGTGCAAATACCTTGTTTTGATGAATAAATATCTGTTCAGCAATAACCCTCGCTTTGTTTTGACGTAATTGCATTATTCCTTTAGCTCCCATACGTGCTACATCTGATTGGATAATATCATCATAACCCAAAATAATTTGTTCAGGCACACACTTATAATCGTCAGTTTCGTAACCGATAACGGTAGGATCTACTTTACCTAAAATAGGCTTAGGGCTTACATTATCTCTTAACAAATCTGCTTTTGAAAATTGATAATATGACGCTCTTGAAAGTTGCACAGGCACTTCTGGGAAGAAAGACGTTGCTCCGCCACTCTTGCCCTGAAAATACGCTGTACTGATACTTGTAAGTGGAACATTAATAGGTGTTTTACCCTTTCTTATTCTATCAAAAACTTCTGTACCCATTATTTAGCCTCCTTTTTGTAGTAGTCAACTCTTTTGACTGTTCCCATTGCATTTGCATTACAATCATTCATTGCTATTGCACACACAAAATCACCCGCCTCAGCGGCAACTAATGTACCGTCCGAACCGGGTGTTAATTCTGTTCCGGCTGTTACTGTGGCACTTATAGCCGCAATACCAACAGCAAATATTTGATATGTAACATTATCGCCCTTCGAAACGTCTGCCTCATTGTCAATAGTAACAATACCGATAGGCATTTCCCCTTTGGTGTTACAAAATTCCAATAAACCGTCACTGTTCAACTTAACGGCTTTGCCGGCGACGTTTTCCATATCGTTAGCTACAATACCCACACGAGTAGCTGATGTATTAATTCCGTTTGTCATATACTGCTTTGCCATTAATACCAACCTCCAATCTCATCATCATAGTCTTTCATAAGCTCAGGGTGTGTTTCCCATGTTTTTGCCATAGCTTCTGTATCACTCATATTCGGATTTGACTTTTTGATTTCATCAGCAATAGCACGAGCCTTGGCAATGGTAGTAGAGCCTGCCACATCAGAATGACCACTCTTGCCGATTTCAGTAAATGCACCCGACTTTTCTACTGCCTCAACCGCCGTATCCAATACACCAATCATATCTTGATATGCTGTACCGCCTGCGGCTTTCAAGCTTTTTAGTGTAGGTACGAGTTCTTCAGACTTTTTGCCTATAACTTCGTACTTTTTCGCAATAGCTGTAATTTCTCTTTCTTCCGACTCGTCACGAGCCTTTCTTAAGCTTTTAAGTTCGGCCGCAACCGCCGGATGAAGTCCCTTATAAATATCTTCTGGATCATGATTTATCGGTTCATCCTTAATCTTCTTAACGTCCTTGTCGTCTTTATTGTCATCTTTGCCATTGTCATCTTCCGGCCTCGTTATACCAGCCTTATTGACGATAGCCTCCAACTGCTTCTTTTCTTCATCAGTTAGCTTATCCTTATCAATATCTTCAATTTTCATATCATTATCAGCTCCTTCATTATTACTTTTTAATATACCGAGTGTTTCTGCCTTTAATGCCTTCACAATCGTGGCTGTTTGTGGTTCTTCCGAACCTGTCGCAACATAGTCACTTACACTGCCGCCGCTCCATTTTTCTGTTGAAAGTGTAGCGGCACCGTAAAATTCTTCAAGACTTTTATCCATTGCAGATTTTTTATCTGTAACGTTATCATCTCTAAGAATTGAAATAAGACTACTACTTAGCGATTCTGTGTATTGCCATATTTGCCTAACTACATCGTCCAATTTAATATCCTTTAATTTTGCAGCAAAACTTTCAGCCTCACCGCTCTTTCTTATAGGAGTTTTAGACTTATACATTGTAACAAATGCGTCAGGATTGGCACCCTCCGGCACTAAATCAACCTTTGTAATATTCAAATTTTTTAACTTATTTGGCATTACCCTCTACCTCCTCTCTGATAGCCTCACCCTCAATACTGAACATTGAGTATGTACCATCTTTAACTTTTTCCCACACGCTTTCATCCGTCACATGAAAACCTATCCACCAACCGTCAGCTAATGCATCTTCAGGCAAACCTAATGCTTTGAGTTTTTCTTTGGTGAACACCATGCTTTCAATCATTGTGGCTACACCGCCACGTTCATGAAGTTCGCCACCGTCACCGTAAAACTCAACATAACGATAAACTGCTTTTTCAAGTTCGTCAATATCAATAATATCTTCCTGCCAATCGGTGATTTTTTCGCCGTTGGCACGAGCCGATACATTCGCCCAACCAAATACCAATCGTTGTTCTTCATATGATTTCTGTACATTGAAACGTGCCTTTACTACCTTTTCAGGTTCATCCCTTGCCTTGTGAATGATGTAATCATTAAAACTTTTCAATTTAATCAACCTCCTAAAATTTTAGCATCAAAAAAACACGCTGATTTAAAACCAACGTGTTAATTTATAAATTTCATTTTTAAACATTATTCAATTTCAATTTCA